AGAACGCTTCTGCGTATCCGATCAGATCCGCTGGGTACTGTTCGTCAGACAGTGCACTACCAAGCACGAACGTGCGTGTCGAGTGACACAGCACCACACGACCTTCAGCAGTCGAACACCCACAGCGCCAGTTCCAGTCACGATGCCGTGCCCATGCACGGACTTTCAACGCACGGATGTTCTTGTACGAGAAGCACACCGTCTCAGTCGTGTCTGCCTCTTCATCACTGTTCGGAATGAAGAACATAGACGAGTAGTTACGCTTGTCGTACACAGCAAAGCAGCGCTCTTGGAGTGTGTCCGAAGTCAGCAATCGCAGCATGTTCTGGATCGCAGGGTCGATCAATTGCGACTCACGTACAGGTGCGATGGTGTTCGTCAGCAGTGCTCTCTGAATGCTAGGCACACCAACTAGATCCATGAACAGCATGTCCTCACCGAGCGACAGGATCACACTGTGTCCGATGCTGCCGTAGTTCTCGATCACGTCATCGACACGCGGCTTGTGGATCGGTGGATCACCTTCGTAGTTGCCAAGCTCGATCAACACAACGCACTCAGCGCACGTCACGACTAGACGATCACGGAACGCACCAACACCTAGTATCTCACTCGATCCACGAGTGACCCACGGTGCGATGTCGAACTTGATTGCATCATTCGGTGCTAGATCACCAACGTACGTGCCGCTAGTGCCATGTGCGCTGATGTGCAGCGTGCTAGGCAGCAACGCATCACCAGCCCACACAACGAACTCGTTATGCACACGCACGAACTTCGCACGTGGCGTGTTCGCATTGCTACCACTACCCAGGTCTTGTAGATAGCGTGTTGCCAAGTTCTCAGGAACGAGCAGTGGCTTGTCGATGCCATTGCCAATCATCAACTCATTCCTGAATTCAGCGAACGACACGAACTCACACGGTGACCAACCTAGTGGTGCACCTGGCAGTGCTGCTGCAATCGTGTCATCCCATATCTTGTACACAGTACCATCTGCACTGCCTGCACCGACTAGACCCTCGTTGTCCACAACAATGACGAACGAGTTGAAGTACCATGCACCGATCAGCTTCACCAGTCCCACAGCAGCGAACTCATGCAACAGCATGGTGCCACTGCGCATCTGTAGTGTGCCATCCGGTGCGCGCTCTACGTTGTCGAGTATCTTCGCATACTTGGTGTCTAGATTGAGATCACTGTCGATGATGTTCCATCCACCATCGAAGTTGCGTACAGTTGCCTCCTTGAGTACAGGGTTCTTCGCCATCGGCGCACGATGCGACAATGGCTGTTTGAGCTTACTGAGCATCAAGCTCATGTCGGCCACTCCGCCCACTCATCAAGCCCAGCAGGCGATGCGACATCTAGCTCTGTGTTCATGTTGCTGACTTCGATGCGACACTTCGTCAGTGCATCCGTGTAGCGTGCTTGAAAAGCTGTAACCTCAGCAGGGTTGTTGCCATCAGTGGCTGCATACAGCATGCAAGCCGCGAACGTAAGGCAGTACCTGTCGAGTGGTACACGCACGTTGCCATCGAGGAACACGTCTGGATTGCGGTGCCGTGCTCGTACTCGTAGCGTGCCGAGTGCGGTCTGCGGCCATACCTGAAACATGTACTTGGGACCAGTCGGCTCATCGTCTTCGACGTGCAACTGTTCCACGAACAGTGGACGTGTGCCAGTGAGACCGAATGGATTGAAGTTCGTAGGCATGCGTGCGAGTGGCTTCTGTGACGTGTCTACGTAGATCGCTCGTACATCAGCAAAGTCATGCACTGACGCAGCGATCTTCGTGCCAGCAGTCACACGGCCTGTGAGTCCGTCTAGATCGTGGTTCGACCAGCGCATCAATCCAGGCCACCACAACTCACCGCATACACTGTTATACGAACTACGCAGCTTGCTGAGGATCGTATCCTCTGCATATAACTGTGCACCACTACCTGGGAACTGTGCGAGTTCCAGTACGACTTCGCGTATCAGTTGTGTAGTAGTGAGGTATTCCACTGGCTACTCACAAAGAGGGTGCAGTGCGTTAGGGAGACGAACGCACTGCACCAAGTCACTCACCCACTCACTCAGCCAGCGAAGGCCGCAACACCATGCAGGTTGCGGGTGTCCAGTTGCACGATCGCACCGAACGTACGAGTACCGTTCGACGGTGTGCTCAGTGCAACCGTACCTCTCGGATCAGTTGTAACACCCGTCGCAGGACTCGTGTCGTCACGTGCGACGAACGTATGTGCACCTGCCGTGTTGCCATTCATCAGTGATGCACTGAGGATGATCGCACTGAACGGCAGGCCGAGCTTGTCAGTCGTGCCAATCGTCACGACATCCGTCGCGTTGGCATTGCTGCCAGACGCCACGTAGTCCACCCATGCGAACGCCTTGACGCTCGTACGCACCGCTGTGCCAGCAGTAGTGAACGTCTCTGCGATGCGCTGACCGAGATAGTCACGACCATAGATGGTGTTGATGTTGGTGCCACCCTGGATCGTGATGCAACGACCCCACTTCGCTGCTGCGGCTCCACTGATCTGCACAGGGAACCCAGTCGTTGCGGTCTGCGCAGCAGTCGCAGCCGTGAACGTCGCGACGTTGGCGATAGTCGGCACTACGCCGAAATCGACACGCTGCTGGCGTGCGTTATTGGTGATGTCTGCGACATACACCAAGTCCGGTACACGCTGATTGATGCGTGCAGGGAAGAAGCTAGCCGTACGATCCACCATGTGGTCTACTCCAGTTCCTCAATGACGTTATCGACACCACCACGCGACTGCGTTGCACGTGCAACCACTTCCTTCAGCGACGGTGGTTCGATTGCATCTGGCGGCACTGGTAGACCAGTCGCCATGTCAACCAACCCACCCTCGACATCGAAGTTCAGTCGCTTGAGTGCATCCTCGTTCTCTACGTAGATCGAGTGACCGCGTGGGAAGTACACCATGTAGCCATCCTTCACTTCACGCTTCTGCTTCTTGAAGCCGATGAAGCGATTGATCGGACGACCACGCTTGTCTTTCTCACCAGTGTCCTCGAACTGAGCAACCTGCTCAACGAGCGTATGACTCTCGATGCGTTCGACCTCATACGCTCTACGTGCTGTCTGTGCGATACTCGCCATTGTTGTCACCCAGTTGTGCCATTCCGCAACACGGCATGTGTTCTAAAAGCACGCCAGAGGCACCACTGACCCTGCCACACAACGCGACGCCCGATTGCATCGAGGTTCCACGGTGCAACAAGCTCCTTCACCTTCATGTTCACACCCTTGAGGATGTGCAGACGGAGGTACTTGGAGTTGATGAAGTACATACGGTTCACACCGCAGTCCTCGTCATACATGCAGGGGATGCCGTTGTGAGATACACCCTGGAAGCCCAGGTCGTACATCGCCTTGCCGTTCTTCGTGTCAGCGATGTTGATGACCAACTTGTCGCGCACTGCCTGACGGTACATGCGCTCCATGTTGCGACCCCAGACGATGATATCCGGCTTGTCGCTCTTGAGCTTCAGATCGAGTAGCACATCGTCCATTGCTTCCTCGATGTTCGTCGGATCGAGGTTGCCGTTGAACTGATATGCACTCGTGCGCCACTGTGTCTCAGTTGCACGACTGATGTTGCCGAGCGAACCAGTCGTCGGATCGTCAGGGATGAGGTTCGCAAGACCGTTCGGATCAGTGCCACCACCTGCACCAAACAGGTAGCTGCTGAACATCTCCTGAATGCTCTCTTCCAGCACGTCCAACTTCGCAGTCAGCAGCTTGAAGATCGCTTCCGGTCCACGGTTCTCATCACTCTCCTGATCGGACATGATGAGCGAACCGACAACACGGCTCCATCCATACCCTGCCGTGTTGAACTCATCCGTCTGCGCCATCGGCACAGTGTCGTAATACTGCATCGACGTGACGTTCGGATTGCGACCGAAGATGAGTGGATTGGTGATGTTCGCACCACCAGTCTCGATCTCGACTCGGTTGTTCGCAAACGCCCATCCAACCAGCACGTGCGACTTGATACTCGCCATGATGAGCTTCTTACGGCTCTTGTCGAGCATCGAGTGGATGATCGTGTTGAGTGTACCGCTAGCAGCAAATGCTGCGTTAATCATTTGTCCTCACTCCTTCGCTCATTCGAGCATGATACCTGCTTCTCGCAACGCCTCTGCCACGATGTCGCGGGTAGATGCATCAGCCGCCGCTGGCTGCGTGCGTACATCGGTCATAGCACCATTGCTCGCTGGCATGCGTGAGCCAGGTAGTACGCTGCGATTGGCAGGTTGTGGAGTGGGACCGTTCGGTGCCGCTGGTGCACCGCTTCGTCGCGCCTCCATCTGAGGACGCAACGGTTGGGAGTAGTCGTATCCCTGTTGCAGTGCGTAGTTCTGCAACCGCAGATGAGCTTCAGTTGCACTCATCTGTGGAAAGCGCTGCATCAGTGAAGCGATCTCTGCTTCCTGTACTAGCGCTTCAGGGAACTGCTGACCAAACTCCTGATACTCACGTGCTGCGTTGGAGTGTGCTTGTGCAACACGGTGTTGTTCAGTCTGTGCATTCGTAAGTGGTGCTACTTCGTCACGGATGATCCTACGTATAGCGTTCGGATCGACCCCTGTCGCCGCACCACCGAGGATCGAACTGAGATCATGCCCTGCTGCCTGAGCTTCTGTCAACAAGTACTTGATAACGTTCTGTGGACTGACCTTCCAGTTCGCCATCAAGTTCGCAGCAGCAGTCATCTCTTGCACTTCGAGTCCGAGTGACGCGAAGTGTTGTGATGCAGTGCGGAACGCTTCATTCGCTGCACGCAACTCAGCAAGCTCGCTGTGTGCTGCACTCAACTCACGCGCTGCGTTACTCGCACGCTGCCAGTGACGACTCTCAGTGCCAGCACGTGCAACAACGTGTCCATCACTGTTGACTAGATCACCGTTCTGCGCTCGACGCAGACCACGCTCGTGTGGAATGCCAGCAGCAGGTTGCTGCGTTGGTTGCGCTGGCTGCGTACCATCAGTCGGTTGCTGTGTCTGCGCAGGCTGCTGTGTTGCATCAGTCTGCGCTGGCGCAGCGGGTGGCGATGTCGGTAGTGACGTGTCCTCGACGAACGCATCGAATGGCGATAGAGTGTCTTCGACATCCGGTGCCGCAGCAGGCTCAGTACTACCAGTGTCTTGTCCTGTACCAGTCATCATCTACTCCTTCACGCCACTCCTGGCGGTAGTTCTGGTGGTGCTGCACCATTCGGTGGTCCTGCACCGTTCGTCGGTTCGTTCGTCGGCGCTGCT